AAGTGTTGACAATGTTTTATTATAGTGTATAATGAAACTATAATAAAACAAAGGAGATGCTAATATGAATGATTTAGTAACATTTGGAATGTTAAAGAACTTGGTTGAAATGTCAGAAAATAATTTTAGGGAGTGTGTAGAATTCATAAACAATGCAGAAGTATCTGATGATACAAAAAGATTTTTTGAGATTCTTATTGCATTAGCAAGCCGGAAAAGACAAGAAAAAAGACAATCCCTCACAGCCTAGCCAGCACATAGGGATTGTCAAAACACAAGGAGTACCTTGTAATGACAGTATAAGGTACTCCTAAATAAAAATCAATAAAAATGAAGAAAAGACAGAGCAATTAAGGTTTGTCTAAGTATTGTTCTTTGACAATTGAATAATGACGGTATTGTGCTATTATTATAGCATGAAGGAGGATATCATATGAAAAATAAGGATGACATAATCATATTGTGTGATGAACTTGAAAATTGTAAAAAGAAATCAATATGCGATTTTAATGAAATAGTATGTGCTAAAGGAGCATTAAGAAAATATATAAATGGAGATAAAGATAGAATCTTAAAACTTAAAGTACAGCTAGATTTACATAAAAACTTTAATGAAATTACATTCTCACGATTAGCTTTTTTTATTTCTATTTTTTCATTAACAATTTCAACATTGGTAAGTGTATTTAATATAAATGATTCAATGCACATAGAAGATTTAAATGTACAAGGACAATTAACTATAAATGCAATAGCTATGTTGTTTTTTATAATAATGGTTATGGTTGAAGTTACATTGAAGTTTTATGGGTTGAATTATAGAAGAGAGAAATGGATGAAATATATAGAATCTGCGCTACAGGATATTGAAAAAGAATATGAAGATTAAATAATAGAAAGAAAACAGCCGTCATTATTTGATGGTTGGTATTTTTTTGCAAAAAAAGGGAATGCGTAAAGAAAAATGATAGGTGAAAGGGTGAGCAGAAGACGACATAAGCACCTGAATGAATATACATGCTGTGAGCAATGTTCTAAGAGCATGGCAGCAGTCGGAACATATACATGCAATAGAAAGACGATAATAGAGAATTATATGCCAACAGAAGAATACTTCTGGTGCGATGGAGAGATGTTTATTAGGAGGGAGTATGAAAAATGAAATTAATAATAGAAATGCCAGAGGAATTTGAAATACATTTTATGCAGGATAAATTTGAAGATTTCTTTATAAGAATCATTGGGGATATGAGTAGAAATGTTCATAGTTTATGTGGAGTTGACGAGAAGGAGATTGCTGAAATGTTTAAAACAGCATTTTTAAATAGTAAAGTAGTCAATAATGATGTCAATGAAGCTGCAGATTATCTTGAAAAAGGAAAGGAAAGAAATAAGGCTATAGAGGATTCGAAAAGGGCTGTGGCAAAGGCAATATGTATAGGGTGCGGATATCTCAAAAGTACAGAATGTACATATGCTGGCCAGAATTGTGGAACTAGCAAACCAATGTTAGAAGTAGCCATGAAAGCATTAGATAAATTAAAGGCAGGTGATTCATAATGCTAATATTGCCAATCAAGAAAAAATGGTTTGATATGATTCTTTCAGGTGAGAAGAAAGAAGAGTATCGGGAAATAAAACAATATTACGAAACAAGATTCCAGAATCTGTTCGGAGCAATAACTATATATCCATCAAGTTTCTTTTCAGATAGAAGCAAATATGAACTGTTGCAAGGAGAGGCAGTACCAGAGGAGATAAGGAAAGACAGTGTTCAGGAGATTATTTTCCGTAATGGATATAGCAAGGATTCTAAAGCAATAAAAGCAAGATGCAGATTAAGGATTGGAAAAGGGAGACCAGAGTGGGGAGCTGAACCAGATAAGCATTATTATATTTTGGAAATCTTGGATAAGGAAAAACTGGCAGCAGATGAGAAGAGGGTAGGTGATGAATAACTTGAAAAATGACAATATAAAAGACCTCCTTAAGCAGTACAGTGATTTGATTAAGGAGAAACAGGAAATACAGGCCGCGATTGATAAGATACAAAGAGAACTTGATAAAATGGAAACTGAAGGGTATACGGAAAAGGACAGCGTTACCGGTGGAGATGGAGGTAAGCAGCATTTTGTTGTAGAAGGCTTCCCTTATCCGGCATATTCACGGAAGAGAACACTTCTTTTAGTGCGACAGCGGCAGCAGATAGACATTAAAGAGAAGATAGATACGCAGATAAACCTCATAGAACAATGTATTAATCAAATTGACAATAGCAGAATGCGGAGGCTTATAACATTAAGATACATAGAAGGTTTATCTTGGGTGCAGGTAGCAAGAAAGATGGGAAAACACCACACAGCAGACGGCTGCAGAATGGCAGTAGAAAGATTTTTAGCAAAAATTTGAAGTTTGTTCGCTCTGTTCGTTTTGTCTGTGCTAATATCTAAACTGGACTTGATGGACTGCATGAGTTATCCATTAAATATTAAATACCCCCAGTAAGACACTAGCTTAAGGCTGGTGTCTTTTTTGTATGCCAAGAAAGGAGCTGATTGTGTGAGGTTAACAGATAAACAACGGAAATTCTGTGATGAATACCTTATAGACCTTAATGCCACACAAGCGGCTATTAGGGCGGGGTACACAGAAAAGTATGCAAATACAAATGCATCAAAATTACTACAAAATACTACAATTTCACAGTACATAGGAGAAAGACAAAAAGAACTATCGCGCAAGACAGAGATTACTCAGGAGCGAGTAATCAGGGAACTTGCACTGATAGCTTTTTCTAATACAGCAGATTATGCACATGTAGTTGAAAAGAAAATGAAAGCCGAAGTAGGCGGTATACTTGTGGACATACTGAATGAGGACGGCAAACCTGCTACATACAGGACTGTAGAGCCAGTATTGACAGAAGAACTTACAGAAGAACAGAAGCGTGCCTTAGCTGTTATTAAGAAAGGACGAGACGGATTGGAGGTCAAGCCATGTGATAAGGTAAGGGCATTGGAGCTTCTTGGCAAACATCTTGGAATGTTCACGGATAAGATAGAAGCAAATATAAACGATTCTGTAAAGAATGAGCTTGCAGAGCTTCTTGCTCAGCGTAAGGCAAGGGGTGAGCCTAGTGCTGCTAAGTGATAAGTATTGGGATTACATAGATACACCAGCAAGAGCAGAATTCCTTGAAGGCTCTACTGCATCAGGTAAGACAACAACAGTAGCTGTGAAGTTCATAATGAATGTAGCTGAGTCGGATATGAAGCTGCATGTTATAGCTGGTAATACAACAGGCGTTATCGAGAAGAATATAATCAATGCAGATATGGGATTACTTCAGATATTCCCTAATTTGGAATACTGTGGTAATGGCGATAAAGAAAATAAACTTCCACACATTAAATTTAAAACTGGCAGCAGTACCAAGATAATATATATTCTTGGCTATGATAATGCCAGTAAATGGAAAAATGCACTTGGAAGTCAGTTTGGTTGTGTGTGGGTAGATGAGTGCAATACAGCTAACATAGACTTCATACGAGAGATATTCGGACGAAGTGAATACTTTGTCGGTACACTTAACCCAGACGCACCTACATTACCCATATATTCAGAGTACATCAATCACGCAAGACCGATTGATAAGTACAAGGCAGATGTGCCTGAAGAGATATGGAAGGACCTTAACGGTTGTGAGCCTATTAAAGACTGGGTATATTGGTTCTTCACATTTGAAGATAATATATCCATGACACCAGAGAAGATAGAACAGAAAAAAATGAGCTATCCTCCCGGTACCAAGATATATAAAAACAAGATATTGGGATTAAGAGGCAAGGCTACAGGTCTTGTCTTTTCTAATTTCTGCAGGCGGCATGTTATTACTAAAGAACAGGCTAAGGCATTTATTAAGCGAGAATATGACGACAAGCAGACAGAATGGTTTGTAATATATACAAGCGGTCTTGATACGGCATATTCAACTAAGAGTCCTGATACTATTGCAATGTCCTATATGGGAATAACAAACAAAGGGAAGCTAATTATACTGGCAGAAAGGGTATATAACAATGCGGCTCTTGATATCCCCATAGCACCGTCTGATACAGTAAGAAATTACATAGACTTCCTGGAACGCAACAGAAAAGAATGGGGCGGCATGGCAAAGAACACCTTTATTGATAACGCTGATCAGGCAACAATAACAGAATTTGCCAAGTATAAGAGAGAACATCACGAATGCCTGTATATATTCAATAATGCGTACAAGAAAGTAACAATAATAGACAGAATTAACCTGCAGCTTGGCTGGATGTCCTTTAACGACGAAAAGGGCAAAGAGCCAAGTTATTATGTTGTAGATACATGCACGAACTACACAGGGGAACTGCAGGTATACAGTTGGCTGGAAGATAAAGACTGTGAGCCGGAAGATGGAAATGACCACATGGTAAACAGTACGCAATATGGCTGGATACCATACAGGGACAAAGTTGGAGTAGAGAACAGATAGGAGAGTGAGAGAGGTGAGCATATTTAATACTATGGCTGATAAGATAAGAGATGGAATAAGGACATGGTTGCGTGTGCAGCCGGCACAGAGAGGAATAATTAATATACAGGAAATCTTCGACTTTGAAGGTAATGCCATTAAGAATCAGATATGGTACAGAGGTGTAAGTGAGGAACTGTCACAGCTGTATGATCAGATTGATGGAGATAAGACAAGATTCTGGGCTGCAAAATGCTCTCCTGGATTAGCGATAAGAAAGATACATGTAGGATTACCTGCAATGATGGTTGATATGCTTGCAAGTATTGTTGTTGCAGATATGAACGAGGTAGACGTTGGCAGCAGGCAGTCAGACTGGGATAAGATAGCAGAAGAAAACGATTTTGCAGAACTTGTAAAGCAGGCAATAACAGACACTCTTATTGTTGGAGATGGCGCATTTAAACTATCCATAGATACGAATCTAAGCCAGTATCCGATTATAGAGTTTTATCCAGGCGACAGGGTAGAGATAATAAGAGAACGCGGCAGAGTGAAAGAGGTTGTGTTTAAGACAGTATATACAGTTAAGAATCAAGAGTACATTCTGCTTGAAACATATGGCAAAGGCTATATAACATATATGCTCACAAGAGATAATAAAGAATGTGATATCAGCACTGTGCCGGAGCTTGCAGGTTTAAGACCTGTAACATGGGAAGATAAAAGTTTTATGATGGCCATACCGCTTATGTTCTATAAATCAGCGAAGTTTAAAGGTAGAGGTAAAAGTATCTATGACAGTAAGATAGATGAATTTGATGCACTGGATGAAGCATGGAGCCAGTGGATGGATGCCTTAAGACATAACCGTACAAAGGAATATATACCCGAGAATTTACTTCCTAGAAATCCATACGATGGAAAAGTTATGCTGCCAAATTCATTTGACAACGCTTATATACAGTATTCGTCTCCTATGGCAGAAGGTGCAAGTTATAAGATAGAGAGGGAACAGAGTGAAATACCACATGAAGGGTATCTTGCTACATATATCACGGCATTGGACCTTTGCTTACAGGGAATCATGAGTCCTTCTACATTGGGAATAGATGTAAAGAAGCTTGATAATGCAGAAGCACAGAGGGAGAAGGAAAAAGCAACGCTGTACAGTAGGAATAATATTGTCAATCAGCTCCAGAAGGTTCTTCCGAAGCTTGTAAAAATGACATTGCAGGCGATAGATACACTTAATAATTCAACAACACAGGAGATTGACGTTGATGTGACATTTGGTGAATATGCGAACCCTAGCTTTGAGAGTCAGGTTGAGACAGTAAGCAAAGCTAAACAGGGTGGTATCATGAGCGTTGAAGCATCTGTTGATGAACTGTATGGTGACACTAAAGATGATGACTGGAAACAGGAAGAGGTTGCAAGGCTTAAGGCTGAACAGGGGATATCTGATATGGAAGAGCCGGCGCTCAATATGGAATCAGATGGCTTCACAGTTGATGGTGCTGATAACAATTTTACAGGCTTTGATAACAAATGAGGTAGCTTATGGCACTTAACACAGATTATGATATAGAGAAAGCCTTTAAAGCCATAGAAGATGAGTTGATTGCTTCTATGATGCGTAATCTTGCGAACCACAGAGCAGAAGAGACAGATATGGGGTTTAACTGGTCACAGTGGCAGGTAGAACAGCTTAAGGCTCTGGAAAAGTATAAAGCACAGAATAAAAAGAAGTTCACGAAGTCGTTTAGCAACATAAATGACTCTATTGACGCAATGATATTTGCAGCCAGACAGGAAGGCGGTACAGAGCAGGAACAGAAGATATTAAGAGCTTTGAAGAAAGGCTTGAAAGCATCTAAGGTGTCACAGGGCGCTGAAGGTGCTTTTTTTAAGCTTAATACAAGAAAACTGGAAGCTCTGATAAAAGCCACAAAGAATGATTTTGGTACAGCAGAGAAGGCAATGCTCAGGATGTCCGAAGACAAATACAGACAGATAATATTTAATGCACAGGTATATGCAAATACAGGTGCAGGAACATATGAGAAGGCTGTAGATATGGCTACAAAGGATTTTCTTAAGGCTGGTATTAACTGCATAGAATATTCCAACGGTGCAAGACATTCAATAAAATCATATGCCAAGATGGCAATTCAGACAGCGTGTAAGCGTGCCTATTTGACTGGAGAGGGCGAAATGAGACAATCATGGGGAATTAGTACAGTTATTATGAATAAGCGTGCTAATGCCTGTCCTAAATGCCTTCCGTTTGTTGGTAAGATTCTCATAGATGATGTGTGGAGTGGAGGTAAGGCATCTGATGGTCCTTATCCACTTATGTCTTCTGCTATGGCAGCAGGGCTTTACCATCCTAACTGTAAAGATGTACATACAACATACTTCCCTGAGCTGGATGAAGAGCCAGACAGTAAGTTTACCAAGGAAGAGCTTGAGCAGGTTAAGGAAGATTACAAGAAAGACCAGAAGCAGCAGTATGCAGGCAGAATGGCGGAGCAGTTTGACAGGCTGTCTAAGTATTCCCTAGACCCGGATAACAAGAAAGTGTATGCGGCAAGGAAGGAACAATGGGAGAATGTTGTTGCAAATGGACAGAAGAATGATAAAATAAAATTAAAAGATAATATCACTAACACGAATACAAAAATAGAGTCTCTTAAGAAAGAATTTAGCGACATGACAGAAGGATATTCTTATGATGACTGGTTCAAAGAATTTGATTCTATCGAGGATGGCTTTGGAGATGTTTCTGAGGATGATTTGGTTGATAAACTAAAAGATTTATAATATCACATTATAAATTGAGACAAAAAATTATCGCATATTTACTATTTGAAAAACAAAAGAATAAGCTGTTACTTCAGAAAGAAAAGAGAAAACAGTTAAATACTGGATATAGTGGTAAAGTTCCAGATAATGAACTTGATAAGTTTAATAAGAAAGCACTTGAACAGATTAAGACAGATACAGGGTATTCGGATGAAAAAGCAAAAGAACTTCAAGAGGCACTTAAAGAGTATTTTGGTGGTGATTATACATCAATTCTGAATGGAGAAACTGAAACAGCTAAAACAATTAGAGATGGAATTGACAGAATGCCAACATACGAAGGCAGTATAAGCAGAGGAATGATATTGAACAATTCAGATGTTAGAATGTTTAGCAATTTGAAAAAAGGTGATGAATTACCAAGACGCGGTATAATAGAAAGCTGGACGAGTAACAAAGGTACTGCCATTGGATATGGCGGAATAAGCGATTACGAGAGAAGTTCTGTTATACTTGAATGCGAGAAAAATGAAACGGCTGTTGGTGTGCAGCATTTATCTTTATTTGGGACTGATGAACCAGAGGTTTTAAGTAGTTCAAAGTATGAAGTGGTTGAAGTGATAAAGGAAAGTAAATACGATTATTTATCAAAGCATAGGGAGTATCTGTATTTTCCAGAGGATTTAGAAGACTCTGGTGGAGTATTAAAGGAGAATGTTGTATGCATAATCAAAGTGAAAGAGAAAGTATAATACAATATACGAATCATTTAATAGAACAAAATAATGATGAGATTAAAAGTCTAAAGTTACAGTTTGACAAAATGATTAGTAATGATGAGCAAAGGAAGATTTTAGAAAATATTGAGGAATTAAATCAGTCTAATCGTAGATTGGCGTTGAGATTAGAAGAACCAATGCTTAGCATGATTATAGAATATAAAGAGTTGCTGCAAAAGGGAAGAGAAGCAACTACACAGGAGCAACGTAAGTATTATTCTGAATTATCACACAAGAAACATCAGGAAATGTTGATGGAAGAATTTGGTGGAGATAAGAACATAGGGAGATTTAATGAAGTATAATTATCCGAAGGAGGTAGGCAGTTAAAATGTCAGATACACGGGATGGTGGATACATCTTAGATGATAGTGGACTAAAACCATATTCAGCAGATGACGATGATGAAGATGAAAAGAAAACAAAAGAAAGTATGTAACAGCCACCAGTCGAGAGATTGGTGGTATTTTTATACCCAATTTTAAGAAAGTGAGGATTTAGAAATGAAGAATTATATTGGAGTAAAAGTGGTGGCAGCAGAGCCAATGAGTAGGGGCGAATACAATGAATACAGAGGGTGGAAGATACCAAGTGACGAGAATCCAGAAGATGAAGGCTATCATATAAGATGGTGCTAGAATATAAATAGTACAAGCCAAAATGAGAAATTCCAAATACACATAAGCATGGTACAATAGAAACATGCTGAAGGAGGATCTCATATGGCAAAGCAACATGACAAACAATTTAAACTTGATGCAATCCAGTACTATCAAGATCATAAAGATCTCGGAGTACGTGGATGTGCAGAAAATCTTGGCATCGGCTACAGTACATTAACAAAGTGGCTGAAAGACTTCCGGGAATCAGGTGATATTCCTGTTCGTGGTTCTGGTAATTATGCATCTGATGAGCAGAAGGAAATTGCCCGTCTCAGACGTGAATTACGTGATGCCCAAGATGCACTTGATGTGTTAAAAAAAGCAATCAACATTCTGGGAAAATGACGGAAGCCATTTATCTCGAAGTGACTGAGAAGACAGAAGCTGCCAAAAAGGCTGGACGCCAGGTTTCCGTCTCCGGAATGTTGAAATTTTTAGGTGTCTCTCGCTCAGGATATCTTGCATGGCTCCACCACGTACCTTCTGATACAGAAAAACGTCGTAAAGCATAGCCATGATCATGCAGATCAGGGAA